AATCATGTTGTCCACTTCTAATCCTGCGGTGCTGTTGAGCACAATCACATCTGCGGTGCTATCCAATGTTTGTGAAAAAGTTCCAGTTTCCACAGACTGATTCACCAAACCTTCAATGGTTTCCACTGTGCCATACCCTGGATCGTTTTCGTTGATGAATGTTTCGTTGATTTCTAAAAATGTTGAACTCACAGATGCTACTGTGTAGTATCCGTTGTTGTTGGTGCTGCCTGACACAAAAATAGTTTGTCCCACATAAAAACCTGCGTCGGCAAAATCTACCACTGCTGCATTGTTGCTGAACGCTGCTGATGTGCCTGGAGCAAATGCTCCTGCGCCTGCTTTGCCAGATGTGCTGATATCAGCAAAAAAAGATATTTGATTGCTGCTGTAGTAGCAAGGATTTTGTATGAATATGTAGTTGGTGGTGGGAATCTGCAGCACGTTTTCCACCATGCACAATACCTGTGCTGGTGCACTGGGCACTGGAGTCACAGCATCATTGGCATCCAATGGTCCAAATAAACTTTCTACATTGTCACCATTGCCTAAATTTTGAGCATGTATCAGTTTGGGTTCATCAGTTCTAAATTTTTTCCAACCAGGAGTTCCAAATGCAGGATTGGCTTCATAGGCTTCAAAGTTTTGTGTGGTGGTATTGTATCGGATCATGCCTTCCACTGCTGTGGGTCTGTTGCCTGTGGTACCTTTGGGCAGCAATAAAGCGCTGGTGCTTTCTATGGTGGCTAATTCAACAGCATCGTAGATGATGCCTCGGCCGTTTAATATGCTGGTGTTAGTGCTTTGTTTTTTTAAATATCTCATTACACCACAATGTAACTCACTGTCACCAGTAAGTCACCATTGGTGCCACCGTTTTGTTGAAATGACAGTTTGTCACCCGCCTCCAAAATTATTTTTTCACTGTCCATGATAAAAGTATCACCTGCATCAATGTTGGCTGTATTGACAATTTTGTTTTTGTTATCATTCACTGCTTCACCATCTAAAACTGCATACAGTGAAAAAGTAGCAGCTGATGCACCTTTGTTGCACACCATTATGGTGGTGAATGCCCAACTTTGACCTGCGGTCACTGTGAATTCTATTGGTGATCCTGTGCTTAATTGTGCGTTGTTTATAGCCATAAGTTCCTAAAATATCATACTGAACAGCAGAGATCTATTTTTACTGATTATTTCATCTCTGATGTTGCTTGTATTTACATAAAATAAACCAGTTTTGCCCGAGCCTTGAGTGTTGGCATACAATTTTAAACCAATTCCATCATAGGATGGATTAGCGCCAGTGGCTTTGATCATTAATGTGTCATCTATTCTCACTGATCTAGCTCCTTGAGCTTGCAATACCAAATCTTCTGTGGTTCCTGGTGCTGAAATGGTGCTTTCTTGTATTCTAATTTCTGATAGATTAATTTGATCTTGTAAAAAATCCACTTGATTGTTTAAAAAAGTATTTTTTAAAACTCCGTCAATTTCAATAGTGGCTTTGCTGGTGGGGTCGCCCAATGACGTGTCATACACTCTGACTTCGGTGTCACCTCTTTCAATGTATGTGGGTGCTAGTGTAGCAATGGCCAATGCAATTTCGTCATCCACATATTTTTTATTAGGAATGTCATTGTCTTGCACAACAAATGTTTCGTAATTGACCTTGTAGGCTGTGACTGCACCTGCGCCGCCTGGTTGAAGATATATGGCTCCACCTGCAGATATGCTGTTGGTTCTTAATCCTATGGGATCACCATTGGCATAAGTTAATTTGAATACTCCTTCTCCTGCACCTGCTGTGGCTGGATCATAATAGGTCAATGCATCATCAAATAAAAATTGTGCATCAACTAGACTGCCTCTGTCGATGATTAATCCTGCTGTGCCTAAGGTTACTCCTGATCCACCTTCACCGCTGTTCACTGTGATGGTGTTGTCTTTCACCACCATGTTTTCAGATTCAACTGTGGTGTTGTCGCCTTCCACTACTAAATTTCCTGTCACACGCACAGTGCCCACTTGTGAGCCTGTGTCTAATGTGATCTCACCGCCCGACTGGACTTTTATATTGTAATCACCATCTAAAACTCTTAAAAACTTTGACATCTGTTCTCTTTTGTTGGGGGGATTGCTCCCCCCATGTTGTATTATATTGCTGTTAAGTGTATTCTTCCGTGTTCGCCTGCAGTTGAGTCATCTATTAAGAACCATTTGTATCTAGTTCCTGAATAACTGTTTGCTGTACGTTTGTTCAATTTTCTCAGTACTACTGGTTGAGTTTGATCTCCTCCTAAGTAGCCTGTCAATCTCATCTCACCTGATGCTGCTGGTGTGCCTGACACTAATTTAGCTTTGATTATTGAACTGGTTCCTACAGATACATCTTGTACTTTGTATCTTCTAGCACCTACTTGTTTTACGATAAACACATCTGATTGATTTGATCCACCGATATAAGCTTCACATCTGATACCTTCAGCTGCGCCTACGTATGTGCCAAACACTTCTGTGCCTAGTCTATCTCTTCTGACTGGTCTTCCCATTTGTTTCTCCTATGTAACGTTCTATGTTATACGCGGTGGGTTAAACCGCATAAACTTCAAAACTATTTTTGAAGTACAGTTATTTATCTTTTGGAGAGTGTGGCTAAAAGCTCTAGTTTTGAGAAAGTTTTGAGGTGATTTTGAGCTTGTAATAAGGTAATTCTTGCCTGTTCACGATAATGTTCACGACGTGTTTGACGATACTGCACCAATAGATCTGCACGCTGATTCATCAGTTTGTCTATGGTGTGTTTGATGCGGCGTAAGTCATGTGCAAACATGGGATGATGTTTGATCCACGCATCCAACTGTTTGCGTTGGGCTAGGTATGATTGCATCAATTCTTTTTCAGTTTGCTCTGCCATGCAATTATTTAAGTGTTTTCTGCAGCAATCTTGCTCCGTATGATATCATAAATGCAGCACCTGCACGCTGGAACACAGCATGGGTTTCCTGCAGCATGAGATCCATTTGACTGTGACCTTGTATGCTTTGCCATTCACTGCTGGTTTGATACACACCCACAGGTTTTTGTGTGGCTTCACGAATGGGTTGAATCAAATCAATGCTGCTCATGCCTGGTTTGACCATGAGATAATCTGCACCTTGTGCAGCATAATGTATGGAACTTTTGATGGCAGCATCTCGATCCCACACATCCAATTGATACCAGCGAGAGGAATTAGGAGTGCTGTCAACCACTTGTCTGAAAGGAGCATACTGCACACTGCGAAATTTGGTGGAATAACTGATGATGGGTTTGTTGGTCAATGCTTTGATGGTGGCCACTGTGAAAGGTTGCATGTCGCTGGGAGCCACACTGTCTGCACCTGCGTCCACACAGATTTGAGCCAATGCTCCCAACTGTTGCTGAGTTTTGATAGGATCATCTGGCACACAGCAGTGACCATCTTCACGCACTCCACACAAACACACATCCACTGTGAGATGAATGCGTTCAGCAAAACGTTGTTTAATAGTGTCAATGATTTTATGGTGCATGTGCCAATCACAATCGTTTTGTTTGTGCTGTGTGGTCACAAACAGTAGGAAATCTTTTTGACCCAAATCCAGATCCTGTTCTATTCTGCTGATCACTGCACTCACACTGTGATTGGCATTTTCCTGACCCAGCACTGTGGTTTGAGTCACGTCTGTGTCATTCACAAAGATAGGTTGTATCAGTCTGATGGCAGTGGGTTTTGATTTTGGTTGACAAAACATGTGTGTATTGTATAGGATATTTTGGTTATGTCAATGACACAACAGTCAAAAAAAATGGGGGGTTTTGACACCCCCCATTTTGATATTCTTTTCGTGCTATTAAGCAAACGATAAGTTAGCAGTTGTTACCGCAACTTTAGCCAAATAGTCAGCTGCGTTACCTAAAGATGACGCAGTGTTTGACAATTCTACGTAACCGTATCTTGTTAAGAAAGAAACAGTTGGTTCGAAAGTAGTTGGGTTAAGAACAACACCTGATGACATCAACGGAATGTATGGGCAGTAGAACGCCGGAGCATCAGCTTCTGATGAACCTTTGTAACCTACTAACACATCATCTGTAGATGAATAGGTATTAACGTATACTTTCATAGAGCTGTTTAAAGTTCCTACTAATTTGTTGTTAGTTGGAGCTTCAAATGTACCTTCAGTTGATCTTGCGAACGCTGAAGTTGTAGCTGATTGAAGTATAGTCAAAGCAGTTGGAGATACTACAGCGTAGTTTCCAGCGCCTCTTCTTGTTCTTTGTGCAATCGCGTTTGCTGCTCTGTTGATCAAGATAGCAAGAGCTGCGTGTTCGTCACCGACGAAAGTTGCAGTTCCAGAAACCGCTTGTTGGTCAAATGTATTGAAAGCTGAACCAGCTAATGAATACAATGAACCAATGATTTCTTGGTCAATCTCTGCAGTAATCTCTTGAGCTAATGCTGCCATGATTTCTGCTTCGATGTCGATACCTTGTTGAGCTTGAGCATCTTGAGCTGCTTCGAAGGTCCAGTTAGCAGACAATTTTCTGCTCTTTGCTTCTACAGTTTGCTTCAAGATTTGGATTGATAGTTTTTTACCACCTGTACCTTCTAAAGCTGATGTAGCACCTGCTTTAGTAGATGAGTTGTCGCCAGAATATGCTTCTGCGATTTTGAACGGTGATAAAGCTTCTTCACCAGCAGTAGTTGTAGTTGTACCGCTTGATGCTTCAGCATATCTTACTCTTAACGTGTGGATTTGTCCCACTGGGCCAGTCATTGGCTGCACGCCTACTAATTCGTTGGCGATAACAGTTGGCATAACCCGTCTTATTACTGGTAGAATTACTCTGTTTAGAGTAGCAACGTTACCTGCAGAAGTAGCTCCAGTTGATGCTGATTCATTGATATACTTTCTAGTATTTTCAAGAGTCACATCCATAACAGATTTTCTGTTACCTTTTAGCCCTTCTAACAATGCTGCTTTCGTTTCTGACCAGCGTGCTTCTGTTAGTTCTGACATTTTATTTGTCTCCTATTTGTTTTTGTTTATAAACCGGCAAGTCTTCTGATAGCAAATATATTGCTGTCAAACACCTGTCTAACGTTAGTTTGTGTTTTGTCGCCTGTTATTTCTGTGCCTTCTTTTAAAGCCTGTTTCTTCGCTGGTGCAGCACCGCCATTAATTACTGATGGCATGTACTTGTCAAAAGCCGATCTTAATTTTGCTGTTTGAACTGATTCCAGTAAGTTTTTCATTATTTCTTTTTGCTCAGTGTTAAGAGGAGCTGTAAGCTCACCAATAACTGCTGATCTCTCTGCTGCATCTTTTGCTGATTTGATCTCGGCATCTTTTGCTTCAATCAATTTAGCATTCTCTTGTGCAGCTTTTTTCGCATCTTCTAATTGTTGGTCTTTGATCTTGACCACTTTTAGAAGTTTAGATGTTTCAGATTTTTCATTCAAGTAGCTTGAAGCATACTCTTCTGAAAATGTCTCAAACAATCTGCGTCCAAAGTCATTTTTACGAGCAGAATCAATGTCTTCTTTCAGCTGGCCAATTTCTTTGGTAAGAACTTTGCTAACTGTTTCAGATACAACTTTTGAACTTTTTTCGATAAAGGTCTTGCGAACTTTAGCAAAATGTTCTTTGGCTTCTCTGATCAGACGTACTTTGGTTTCTGCTAGGTCTTGTTTGTCTTGATGAAACTCTGCTATTTCTTTAGATAGAGCCTCTACCACAAACTCTTCCAGTCTGCTGAAATTTTCAGACACGACTTTCTGATCTGCGTGTAGTTCTTGGATCTCCGCTGCGAGTCTTTCAAACACAAAATTTTTCAGTGATTCTGAATGTTGCTTCATATTCACTGCGTATTGTGCTGTCTGGTCTGCCAATTGTTTGCGGTCGTCTGCAAACTCAGCAATCTCAGCTGCCAATTTTTCTGTAACAAGTTTGTCCACAGCGTCAATCATTTGCTGCTTGTCTTGTGCATACTTGTTGGCGAACTCTTCGCGTAGTTCTGCTGTGGCTGCCACTTTATTTTCTTCAACTTTGGCTGCCCAAGCTGTTTCTATTTCGGCTCTGATCTCTTTGGAAACAACGTTGTTTTCAAAAAGCGATTTCAGTGCATCTAACATTATGTTTTCTCCTAATTAGTTTAACGGAGTTTACTGATGATATTCACCAGTTGTTCCTTTAAGTATTCTTGTGCCTGTGTGTCCCTTGCGATGTTTAAAGCTCTATAACCACCTTTTGTGTTCAAAAGATGTTCATAAATTGGTGTAGGATAGGCTCCCGGAGCTGACGGTTGAGCCACTATATCCACAGTGATGATTTCAAAATCACTCACTTGTCCAGACCCGTCTTCTTTGACGTTGCCTGATCCACGCGATGAAACTCCCAGTTTAACTCCGCTTTCCAGCATAGTTTTAACTAGTAGTCCCATCGGCGTAGGTAATATTTTTAGTTTGCCATGTCCATTTGGGCCATCCATCCACATGCTTGATAACATGTGACTCACACGGTCCAAATTGATATTAAGTCCTTCTGGATGATCCACTTCGCCCAACACTGAATAACCACCTTTGATCTGATCGTTGAGTGTGTTGACAGCCCTACTGATTTCACTAACAGGATACACTCTTTGATTGGCGTTTTTGACGCCTCCTTGAATGCAGATACCTTTCATGTAAAGGCTCTTGCCCCCGTTTTTGTCTTCTGTAGACTCCACGACCAAACCTGCTTGGTCGAATGTCAATGTTTCGCGTAATGTAAACATCTTATACTTTATAAGTCCTTAACTTTACTTCTTGTTAGCCAAAATACTTTTTGTATTGTCTGACTTGTCAGCAGTTTCTGGCCCTTTGGCTTTTACCAACTTGATAGATGCGCCTGGCGTATTGATGTTGCCACCGTCATTCAACTCCGCTTTTGGAGCTGGTCTACCTTTTTCTTCTGAACCCACGATATCAACTGCGTTGCCGCCCATTGATTTCGCTTGCTTAGGAGTTGGAGATTTTGCGTTGTCATCATGGTCAGCATGTTTCACTGCCACTTTGTCCACGTATTCTCTCATTTTTTCTCTTTCGCTTTTGATTTCAGATGTTGCTGGTTGTGCAGCTACTTCGGCAGTTGCCACTGGTGCTACTACTTCTGCATCTGGTTGAACTTCAGTTGCTACAGCTTCTTTTTCAGCTTTTTCTTCGCCTTCACTGTCTTTAGCATCTTCTTTGTCGCCTTCGTTTGACATTAATTTTTCAAACTCAGCTTTTAGTTCTTCCACTGCATCTTCTAAATCAACGATTTTGTCTTCCATGTCTGCAGCTTCAGGTTTTTCTTCACCTTTGTCTTCAGCATCTTTGTCGTCTTCGATGTCAGCGATCATATCGTCTGAGGCATCTCCGCCAACTTCAGCAGTTACTGGAGCTACTGCTACTGGAGCAACTTCTTGAGTTGTTTCAGCTGCAACTTCTTCAGTAGATTCTTTTTTCATTTCTTCTTTAGAATCTTCTTTGTCTGCTTTTTTCATTTCTTTATCTTTTTTTGCTTCTTCTACAGCAGTTTCTTCCACTGCGATATCAGCAAGGTCGGTCTCTAATAAATTTTCGTAGATCGAACGTGACTTCTCAACCACTATTTCGTGAAATAGGGCTTCAGCTCCGGTTCTGTCATCTGCGGTAAGTTTTTCAAGCATTTGCTCGAACTTATTGTTTGCGTTGTCTGACATTTTTATGTCTCCTTGATGGTTAGTTGTTTTGATAAGGCTGTCACCTTTATTTAACAAATTTAGTCAAAAGTGGGCAGATATAGGTCGATTTTGACTAATTTTGCACAGGTCGGGGTCTACAGAATGCATTGCGAAAATCACTCACAATCATTTCGGAATAGTTGTGAAAACGACGAAATTCTTCAGCTTGAAAACCCATACGATCATCCTGTACCACACGAATGTATTGGTTTTTGGGGTTTTTCTGTATTACAATGCCGGTTTGACGCAGCCAATTGCCATGATAGGTGGCTGGATCTGTGATTTTTCTATAGTTTCTGGTGCCACCATACACGTTGTTCAGCTTGCCTTCTTGGGTGCCCACGTAGTCAAAACCTAGGATATAGAATGTCCTGTGCTCATGATGTGTGGCCAACCACAATGCTGTGGGGCCGCTGCTCCAGCCTTGACTGGGTTTAAAAAAATTAAGATTTTTAAATTTCTCCATGTTTTTGTTGGGATTGGTCCACACAGGGTGTTTGAGCTGCCAGTTGTTTTCACAGATCTCTGTGACCATTTTGGCATCCACTGCCACTAAAAAGTCCGGAGTGAACTCTCTGTACAGTGCATTGCAACCATAGATTCTACCCCATTCACGCAAATGATCCAATTTTATATTTTTACGACTGAGTCCATTGCCCAACACAAAAGCAATGTTGCCCTCCAACGGCGGTCTTATTTGAGTGGGGGTTGGTGTGGGCGTGGGAGTTGTTGTTGGTGTGGGTGTGAGTACAGGTTCACCAGTTTTTAATGCCCTATCCAGTGCTTTGCTTTGATTACGCTGATGTTTGAGGATTCTCCACTCATCTTTGGTGTATAAGGATTTGTCCAATTTGGCCATGGGGTGGCTGCTTTAGTTAGGCTGTGGGTTGACTGCTGGCAATGCTGTACATCTGTCTCACAAACTCCAGCTCTTTTTGTTGTTCGTTGTTGTGGAACTCACTGGCTTTGCGAGCACGATTGATCTGTCTCAAGGTCAAACGAGTTTTGCGTGTGTCTGTGACACCAATAATGGACTGATCATACTGAGGATCGTACATTTTGTGATCCGCAGTGTTCACGTCATTTTTATCAAAATAGAAGATTTCACGCAATTGCATGAAATTATTTATGCTTATGTGGTGGGTGTTTCGCCTGGAGTGGCTGCGCCTGCTGCGCCTGTGTCAGTGGGTTCCACTGGAGCAGTGGTTTCAGGTTCTTGAGCTGCTAAATCTTGTTGTATGTTGGCAGACGTAATACCAGCACTTCTCATTTCGGCAGCTGAAGAAGTGGGTTTTACTTTGAATTTCTCGTCATTCTCTTCACGCCATAATCTTTCATTTTCAGCCAATTCATCTGCACTCATACCCAAAAATCTCATCAGTGCATATCTGTTGCTGATGTAAGGCAATGCTGCCACTTGACTGAATGTTTGGATTCTGTTGTTGTCCAATTCTGCTTGTCTGTATGATGCAAAGTTTTGTGGAGTTTGAAACTTGATGTCAAACATGCTCACATCAATGTTTACACCTTTTTCCAAAAGATATTTTTTAAAATCGTTGTTGAATTCATCTGACACCAAGTTTTGTAATCTTTCACAATAGTTGTTGAATCTCAACTCCTGTATGTATGCAGTGCCCACTCTACCGTCTGTGTACTGTGCATTGCTGTCATCTGGACCTGTGGGCAAGTATGAGCTGGGAATACGCAATCCACGCAATAGTTTATTAGTAAAGTATTTTAAATCATCAATTTCGCCAAGGTTCGTACCACCCGGCAATGTTTCCACTTTAGATCCACGACCTTCTGCTGTTTGAGGGAAGAAAAAGTCTTCATTGATAGATAATGGATTGTAGGCTGAATCTATCACATTGGTTCCACCGCCTGTGCTGGATGGAATACGTCGCTGATGAATTTCTGTTTTAACTCTTTCCACAAACTGCATGGCCAAATGGCTGGGCATGTTACCCACATCCACATAGAACACACGTCGCTCTGGAGCTCTTTGCACCCTGTAAATGATGATGGCATCTTCCAACAATTCTTTTTGTTTGTACACTTTAAATATAGATTCCAACAATGAATTTCCAAATGGGAAATTGTTATCCAAACCTTCACTCAAACTCAAATGTATCACGTGTTCAGCATTCACTGCAATTTCTTTAAGATTGGTAGTGAATCTTGTGCCAGACTGTTCTTGAGACATGCCCACCATGCCTCTGACTCCACCTGTCAAATATCCAGCACCGCCTGCTGTGACATTGCCATTGGTTTGAAATGGAGTGGTTGCAATTAAATCTTTGAAATTAAGATTCACGTCTCTAATCACGTACTGTTCGGGCTTTTTGCCTTCTGATTCGTTCACAATGATTCTTGTGACTTTGGCTGGATCCACATGGAACCATTTCTTAGTTTCTGGATCTTTGATAAAAAAAGCATCTCCGTACTTGAACACGTTACGGAATATTCTAAAAATTCTCTTGTTGAAATTGTTCAGTTTGCACCATTGTTGTAGATACTGTCTCAGAATGGTCATTTCTGAGTTGGTGGCTTTCTGTTTGAAATTCAGTTTAAAATTAGTGTCGTTCTGTTTGTTCAATTGCGAACAAAATTCAGCCAGTATGTCCAAAGCAGCATTCACTTCAGAATCCATGTCCATGGTGTTGTACTGACCATATCTCTCCACTCTGTTGGGAGATCCTGAATACACATCAGGCAGATAGGAACTGTAGTTGGTCTTGGCTGGTCCTGCCAAACGTCCTGTGCGAGTGTAGATCTCGTTGTCACTTACCTGATTAAAATATCTTTTCCAGCTCATTATGTTAATTCTTCTGTGTTTTCAGCAGTTCGTTTTTGATATCTTTTGCCTGTTTGTAATTCATCTAACACTGCTCTCATAGTCATATTTAACTCGTCCAGCTTGTCACTAGAACTTTTGCCAGAAGCACTGATGCTTTTTGTCATGTTGTTGTTCAATCCTGCAAAAGATTCGCTCAATCCGTTCAATGCTGTAGTATAGCTGTCTATTTTGTCTTTGTCAAGAGAATCCAGTGTGGCATTGATATTTTTGGCTAATGATTCACCGCCACCACCAAACAGCTTGCCAAAACCAGCAGCAATGCCGCTAACACCAAAATTGGCCATGGCGCCACTTAGGGCCATTGCTCCTGATGCAACACTTTTCAAATTCTGCCCGTCGATGGAGTTAAATTTTTGCATGTCATCGGCAAATTTGCCAAATGCTCCACCCATTAACCATGCTGCTCCTGCTATACCTGCTCCAATTAATGCAATGGCTGTGCCCAATCCTGCTGCTCCTAATAACACCGCGGGATTGGCAAATGCTGTCAATCCTGATGCAAATCCTTTCAAACCAGCACCCAATCCTCCACCAGATTTACTGATACCTTCCAATACTTTACTGCCACCACCACCGCCTGTTGTTGTGCCACCACCACCACCTGTGAAAAAATTCTTAACTCCTCCTACCATGCCGCGTCCCACTGAAATCGCTTTCAAAGCCACTGTTGCTGCTACGGCTGCTCCTGCTAACCCAATCAGCACTTTGCCAAAACCTTCTGACTTGCTGATCATATTAGCCAAAGCACCAACCACAGTGGTCAAATATGAAGCAACTGCTGTCACTCCTTCTAGGAATGGTGCAAACAAGGCAATTAAACTGTTGGTGAGTTTGGTCATTTGACTGCTGAAGTCTGCCACTGACTTGCTGCCAGTTTGAGATGCTTGCATTTGAGCTCTTTCTGCTTCAGCTCTGGCATCAGCAAATTTTCCAAATTGAGCCAAGTCTGCTCCCACAGTGAGAATTTCATTGCCCATGTAACCTATCAAGGCATTGTTGGCTCCCATGGCTGCTCCTTGCTCCTTGGCTCGGATGGCTGCTCTTTGTAATGCTTGAGAAAATTCTTCTTGAGAGACAGAACCATCTCGTAATCCTCTGGCCATGGTGCCCAATTCAGGAGCAACCAACATTAAACCTTTGGCTGTGTCGCTGATAGGAGCACCACCGGTAATCACCAATTCCTTCACAGCATCTGCAATTTGTGGGCTGGTCTTGTTGATACTGGCCAACATGCCTCCCAGTTGAGCTTGTATCTCTGGACGCAT